TACTGCCAAGCGTCCCTGAACTCGCAGCAATCTTCATGGTGTCCTCAAACACCTGCATGTTGCTGGAAAGCTTCACGGCAAAATGCGCGGCATGAAGTCCGAACATTTTGGTTATCGTTAGAATTTTCTCGGCTTGCGGGAGTTTTGCAAGATTGCCAAATACCGTGCGAATTGTTTTGACTGGGTCGGCAATCATCTGTTTCGCCAGCGCTTTGGACTGCATCATTTTCATGATGATCTGATCCATGCCTGACGCAGCAAGCTCTGGAGATCTTTCAAGTTGATCGGCAACGCCAACCAAGCCGGATGCCACAGACGGATCAAGCCTAAGTGTATTGAATGTACCGGACAAGCGCTCCGCGATATTGATCATGCGCTCGCCATCAGCCGACGTCTTATCGGCGACGACGTTCATCCGATCCATAAATTCTTCAAGGCCGCCGATTGAAAAGCCCATCTTGGTCTTAATTGAGCCTAGGGCGCGGCCAGCCTCTTCCTCGGCGACTTCAAAGGCTACAGCGGCCTTAGCCGTGATATTGACGAACTTATCAAGCTCCTCGTTGGGCAGTCCAAGCTTCGAGCCTTCAAATGCCATGATGGCCAGCTTATCAGTGCTAATACCGATCTTTTCAGAGAGCGTCATGAAGCGCTCTTCGAATGCCTTGAGTTCAGCTTTTGGCAAGTTGGTTGCGCGACCCATATCGATCATGGCGTTTTCGACGGCAGCTGTTTGCTTGAGGATATTTGTAATCGCCATGCCGGCGCCAATACCGCCAAGTGCGGATGCAGCACCACCGAAGCGGGACAGTCTTTCGGCATGCGCTCCTCGCACTACCTGGCTGCGGCCTGGAACTGCACCGGGATGTCGACCAGGAACCGCGCCAGCCGGAAACCCTGGCAGAGAGGCGCGCCCCATCCTATCAATCTGGTCATTCAGGGCTTTGGCTTGAGTAGTCAGATGGTCGAATGCATTGCTGTGCTGTAGCGCCTTAAGAGAGCCATTGAGGCGCTCGGATCTATTCGCTAGGCGAGTCATTGCCGTGCCAGTTTTGCCGGCGTTGACAACCATCTTGGCTAGCGTGGCATTGCTCTCACGAAGAGCGATTTGGTTTTCTTTGAGATATCGAGTATGCGCACGAGTGGCGGCAATGATCTTTTGAATCGGGGCCGTATACTTGTCGATCAACTGATAGGTATACGCGATGTTAAATGCCATCGTAAGCCCCTTACTTGCGGTTTATTTTCTCTAAAGCCTTGCAGACTCTCTCAACCTCCCAGAGAGGCATTTCTTTGGCGCATTCGTAACTTATACCACCTTCGCTTGCCCTCGTGATGCTGACAGCTTGGTCGACGAAGTCTTCTGGCCGTCTGCCGAGGGCATAGCGAAAAAAGCTGCCCACCTGATTGCCATCTTGTAGCCGTCATCAGGGTGCATAGTTGACCAGATAGAGTCGGTCATTGATTGCTCGCCATCCAGCATCACAATCGGCTTGCCGGCCTTCATGCAGGCCATTGAGCGGAACGTATCAAGGAAGTCCGAGGCGTCGATCTTTTCAGAGGTCAGCAGAAGCATCTCAAGTGTCTCGGCGAACTCTTCGCTGTTCTGCTCGTGATCTTCCTCAATGGCTTTAACTTCTTCGCCAGAGATATCTGCGCTCTTGTTTTTGTGTTTCTCGCCGGCCTCCATGAACATCTGCATAAACATTTGCTTGATGCGCATGTAATGCTTGTAGTGGTCCATGCCAGGTTCACGCAGTACAAAGGCGCTAGTCTCTTTGTTGGCGCCTTTGCAGCTGTATGAAACTTCGTGCTCGGAGAAGAACTCAGTAGTCCCGTCGTGAATCATAATTGCCCCTCAGCCAATATTAATTATTAAACGCCGGTCATCGGATCGCCGTGGAACTCAAGAGAGACAACGCCATCAGAAGATGCCTTGCGCTCTACTTGGTTGATCAGCGACATGCGCGAGAATGAGCGAGTAACAGACCCGCCACCACTCAAGCGCTGAACGAACTGAATATTATTCTGGCCAACTTGGTTTTTCCAAGACCGAACACGAGAGTCCATGTCCGGCGTCAGGTAAACCTCGAACTTGCAGTTGCCGATTTTCTTTTCGGCATTGACCGAATGAACCGACTCGACCGTGTTGCCACCACCAGAGGCGGCGCGGACATTGATCTCGCCCTCGCCCCCGTCATAGCTGAACGAGTTCGGCACAATCGAAATGGTCTCGTTATTAACGATGACCGATGGTACTGAAAGTGTAATTGCCATTTAGTCGGCCTCCTTAAAAGGTCACTTGCGTGCCGGTCGAGCCGACCGAGAAACTGAATTGAAGCGCGTAATCGAGCTGGCGCAGTTGGGTGACGATTGGCAGCGGGCCGGTGATGGTCGCGGCACCAGTAGCCAGGCTGATGGTGACCTTGGTGTTGTCGCTGAAGTATTTCTCGGCAGCATCACCAGCCTGAGTAAGCGCTTGACCAGCCAACACGCGATAGATCCGCAGCAGCTCCGACTTGATGCTCTCAGCATTAGCCATTGAGCGGCCAGGGATCAGATCGCCCTCGGTCAAACGAGACTGAGCAAACGTCGAACGCAGCGTACGCCAGAAGATTTCACGGCAAGCTGAGCCGGTATCTACATAGTCCAGATAATGGAATGAGATGTTGGTATTGCCGGACGCATCCGTCTTCCAGTTAGTGGCCGTCGGGCCCATGATCATTGCATTGTTGCTGATGTTCACGCCGAAAGTAGTGAAGCCCTGGGTTTCCAGATCGCGCTGCTCGGCGGTCGCATACAGGATCGCAGGAGATGCCAGTGGGGTCTGAGCCAGCGGCGTATTGAAGTATGGCAGCGATGCCAACGCTGGACCGCCGAAAGTATCCAGAAGCCCGGACGTGGTCACGATAAAGCTGGCAATCGGAGCGCCAGGAGTCAGGAGGCGCGCACGAACGCCCATGAAGTAAGCCAGAGTCCAGTCGGCAGGCTGAAGTATCGCAGGCCCGATCTGGTTCAATGTGGTGATCTTGTTGTTGCCACCCATCACAATGGTCTGGCTGTTCTCGGTAGACACCGCAGTCAGAGCATTGGCATAGGTCAGGCTGCGGCCGTGGAAAGCCGTGCCGTCGATAATGTCATTGGCGGCATTGAAGCGAGCCTCCAGCAAGGTTTTAACCAAGCTCAAGCTGGCCTGCCAGTATTCAGGGAAGCTGATGCCCGTATAGCGAATGCTGGTGATTACGTCAAACAGAGTCGTCAGAACTGGATCTGTCACGCCACCAGCCCAGCCGGTCAAAGTCTGGCCTACGCCGACAGGAAGAATCGACGAGATCTTGATGCCATAGTAGTTGCCACTGGTGCCTTTCTCGTCAGCCGTAATCGTTACGGTGCCAGTTACGGCAGCAGAGGTGAATGGCGCATCAACCAGCGCGTTTAGCGCAGTGCTAACTGCCGCACCGATGACCGTAGCCGTATCGCCTACCGCAACCTGTACAGTAACGGTGAACAGGAATTCATCGACCACCGATACCGTAATCGAGCCGGCAGCGGTTGCTGGGCCGGTGAATGCAATAGAGGCAGTAGCCGCAGTGCCGGCGCCATTCTCTTTTACTGCAATCACATCGAGCGGCGAGTTGCCAGCATTCGATGCCAGCCATTTCTGCACTCGGTTAAACAATTCGCCAGTACCGAACTGAGCGCGTTTCTGCGCCAAGGTCAGCGAGTTGACGTTAGACACCAGGGCGCCAGTGGTCGCTGTAGCCGCAGTCGGCACAACGCCAACCAGCAAGTCACGACGATCCGCAAAGGCACTGACAATGGCCGCCGGAAGCAGCGAGATATTAATACGCGGGTTGCTTGTGGCAGACATTATTCGGCCTCCTTATTGGGCGCCTTGGATTTCGGTTGTTCTACTTGGACAACTGCAATACAGCCATCGATAGCGCTATCGGCAAAACGGCGGCGCCAATGTTGATCAAGAGGCGTACCTTCCTCATCAACTTGAATATCGGTTTTTTCGCCAGCACCAAGGCCGTGCAAGCTAACCATGCTTTTGTTCTCGATGGTAATCGACTTGATCACGGCAGAGGTTCCTCGTCTAAGTCTAATGCCATAGACATTATGGCCTTATCGCTACTATTTACATAGAGGGACTGATTGATATCCCTGAATGCCACATCGGTAATGAACGGAGATTGTCCGTCAAATCCAGATTCGAAGGTTATCACATTCGGTACTTGCCAGTCATATACATGCAGGTAGTACGCTGAATTATATAGGCCTGGGCCATGGCCGGCTGACACGGTGACGTAATCAATAGCTGATTCATCGCTGAACCCGAAGCCGTAGAAGATCTTCGTCAGCGCGTTATAGATCTCGCCATAAGCCATATGTTGCGCATTGTCGCCACCGATATCATCGGCAGTCGGAATGAATACAGCAATCGCGAAGTTTTGGAGCAGCCTGAGAAGGCGCATATCCTGCTTCGTGAAAGTCGCCAAGCCATCGTTTGGCGTATGGCGATCCTTCGAGACTGACACGTCGGTCATGATAACGAATATGAATGGCTTTGCAGCGCCCTGCTTAGTGTAGATGGCCTCGGCGCGAGTA